TAGATGCATCACAAAACTAGTAGCCCCCCCCACACACCTCTGTGTGGAAGACTAGCCTGTATCGAGTAAGTGGGCCGTGCGGCTTGGTGGCACAGTGGTAAGGGGTAGGTACCCCGCGCTATCCACTGAGGCGAGTTTGCAGCTCACCACCATATCCCGTCCGCACCAAAACCACCAGTCGGGTATTCAATTAGGTAACGCTAGCTGACGAGTATCAGGTGTATAGTCACTAGATACCGGTGAGGGCGTTATTCTCCAGGTGGAACCCAACAGCAGTATATTCAAAGGAGACATTACCAACCGCTTGCGACGCCGGGCCACCCTCAACCGCCATAATCACCACGCCATGTATCTGCAAGTCACACTCAGCTGTACTGCTCGGTGAGGAGGAGTTGGTTGAGTAATGCTTGCGTCTGCTAGCCATGGGGATGTTTAGTGTTTGAGGGGACCATATAGGGGCGGAGCTAGAGATGGGACTCTGCTTGGCGAGAGCCAGGAGTGTTGCTGCGCTGTAGACACCAATGTCAACCTTGAAGATAACCTCAGGGTTGTCATAATAACCAATCCAAAGAACCCCAGGGGTAGTGGTACCGACTGAGGGTGTAAAGGTATGTTTCCAGTTGCGCAACGCATACTCCTGGTAGTTCACCAGGACAGTGCCGCCTGCATCTGAACCGGAGTAAGAGGCGGGGTTAATCTTGTAGGCGCCAGTCCAGGCTCCTCCTCCATCGGTGGTGGAAGAGCCAAAGACATACTTGGAACTAACAGTTGCCCCACCTGCATCCATTCGGTTGATGCGAGTGCGTGGTCTCGGTTGTGGTATATTGCCACTGAGTGCCCTCTTGAGAGTGCTCATAGATTTGTTTTGTGTTCGTTTAGCCATTTGAGTGGGTTGGACGTATTATCGAAGGGTGCAAAGTTCTTCAGGGGGCCAGACCACTGTTCTATGCCGGGCCATGAGTTTTCCATGGCCACTTGGAGGTCAGGGTCAATGCCAAACGCGAGGTAAAAGCTATAACGGCTTTCCTCGGTTATGTCACAGGCCTTGACTCCACGAGCCATGAATCCCATACCACAGTCATAAACATGTGCTAAACCCCCTTTCAGATTTCCGGCGCCAATGATTGAGTCGTAAAACGACTGCCACACTGGGACCCCACTAGTTAGCTCCTTGCCACAAGTTCCTATCGCATCCCTCCAAACCTCAAAATCATGTTGGGTGTTCCAAGATAGCAACGACACGCAATCCTTGGACATTGCTGTCCAGGGATTGCGCACCATGCGGTATCCTGTACCCACCCTGACTGGTTGAGTTTGGCAAAACTCAATGCGTTCGAAAATGCTGACAGCGGGCTCCTCTTTAAGGTTGAACCCAAAATCAGTGAAATAATCACCGATTTGGGCAAGCTTGTGCTGATCTGCGCGTTCACAGATGACAACACAATCATCACCATTATTAGAGAGACGAGCCCGTAGCCCTACCTCCTCGAAGTAATTGAGTACGAGAATTGACATGAGAAGACAGTTGCCCATGCCGGTGTTAATGTCACCGGACATACGACAACCATCAACCTTGTATTCGACAAGGGATTCACCAATGCGACCGAAACCGTGATTCTTCAGCTGCCACGACAACAGCCTGGCTAGTTCTGGACTCTGGAACACTCGATTGTAAACGCTGTGCTCGAACAACAATGCTTCTTTCGAAACATGTTGGTCAAAGCGGGAAGCGTCTAGACCGATTGCCACAGGATCATTAAAACTTTGCCAGTTGTCATGGAGGACAGCCGCAGATTCATCTGCATTACAGCCCTTCAGTATCACTAAATAGCCAAAACATTTCTTGAAGCCTTCAGAGAGCGCCTTTTCAAAATTTTTGAGGTATCTTCCAACCTCTAAATTATATCTAGGCGACCTTGGCTGGATTACCCGTGGTGCGGGATCACCCTTAGCCGAGAAGTTAACCTTCTCAGCCTTCACAAATGTGCTCACATATGCGTCTCGAGGACTTATCCCTTTTACCAGAAGGGACTCGTACGCTCGGGTGTAAATAGTCTGTTTGCGGCCGCTGTACAACCCGGGATATAACTCCCGGGGGACAACGGCGGTCCGACGCAGATTCTTTACGAGCCGGTCACGAAGACCGACGAGACGCGTAAACACATTAGCTTTGGGTTTTCTGCAGGGTTGGAGATCCCCCGCGACTGAAACGTACAAGACGCGTTCAGCCACACCACGGACTAAATTATTTACAGAGGAGTTGTGGACACTATAATGGACTCCAGATCCATATCCATCAAGTGCACGCACAATCCTAACCTTACCCTGGTCACCAGGCCCGGTGATGGTGATGCCAGAAACTCCAGTCGGGTAACGAACTGAAGTCTCAACACCGGGCCTTGTAACAGGGCGCCCTCAGGCACTCTCCGACCCACGAGCTAGCTGAGCTAGGAAGCGGGTGGAGCTGAGTTCCTTGATTTCAAGGTCCTCAGGGGAGTGCGTGAAGTACAAAGCAATAGCAGTTGGGAAGTGCCGCGATATGTCGATGTTGCGCCAGTTACGATTACTCATAATCTTGCGCGCACGATCACTGGCGACCATGCGGTTGGCGGGGGTGTTACTAAGACACCCAAGTTCCGCACGCATAGTCGCGACGATGGTCATTAGACCCTTACCGTGTTTCGGTTGAGGTTCGACTGCGTCGTCATCGGGTTCTCCCTTAAAGACATTGTTGTACAATGCTACGGCGCGTCGGTGTAAAGAGATCCAACGACTGTAACGCGCCCAGAGGTGGTAGGTTAAGCCACCTCCAGCAAGGAGAGCGAGCAGGCCTCCACACAGCTTGAACGAGCTGGGGAGTACCCTCCAAATTTCCATTGGGTTGACAGTTGCTTTCCTCATCCCGGCCTGCAAAGCGGGGAATGAGTTCTGGTAAATAGTGGTAACAAGAGAGGCAAAGGTCTTGGTCGATGGCACAGAAT